AATCTCATCCACAGAGTAGTCAGTAGTTCTAAATAATCCAGGTACTGTTTTGTTAATATCGAACAACTCTGGTCGATATGTGACTTTCAAATTATTATAAACACGCAACTCGTATTCAAGTAAAATATCATCACGATAATCATGATATGCATCAGTACTGTAAGCAACAGTAATACTACCGTCGTGCCCCTGTATTACCCATCGAGGAGATGCGTAAGTATAGTCCTTGTACATCTGTGGTAGATACTTAGGATACAATCCTAGTTTAGTAGGTGTAGGAGGCACATAGCATCCATTAGTATTATCGTATTCTACTATTTCAATTACATCATCTTCTGTCAGTTGTTTAGAAATAGTCAATTGGCTGTCGATGTTATCAAAAGTATAATCAATGCCATGAACTAATTGCTCATTGTTCATGTAGACTAAAATACTTCTAGTACTTGGCGCAGTTAGATTAAATTCTGAAGTAATCGAAAAAGTTCCAATAGATACATCAGTAACTGTATACTTTAAGACACGTCTAACTTCACCGCATCCCAACATATCTGATAGGTAATAAGGACTTTCAGAAGTTCTGCTGGCATTAATATTTGAAAGAATTTCATCTAAAGCAGTGACTGGATTAGTAGTATTACTAATACCTGTAGCCTGTGTCAATAGAGAGAATTTAAATTGATTATATGCATCTGCCGATTTAGTAATTGCATCAACAACATTGTTTTCAATTTTACCAATAAACATCATTGCAAATGCAATGGGATTGTAATTTGCAACTAACTGAGTATTATCTGAATACTGTTTTGTTAAGTTAGATAAAGTCAAATTAACAATATTTTCGTTAAGCGGGTTATTTGATAGACTTAATGGAATATCATAATTTCCATTACGATTATTGTTAATTGTTATTTTGGCCTTAGGCGCCCAAGTATTATAATAATTGTTCCCTATCTTGTAGTAGGTTGAATTAGTAGGTATTTCAATATTGTCTTGTCCAGGGATTGTTACTGGAATAACTTCGTTAGCAAAATAATTTTCAAATAAGTAACTACCAACAAGTTCAACATTCCTATAACTTAACGGGAACCCTAAATCAGGATTCGGAGTACCTTCTCCAACTTTATAACCAAATAGCTTACTGCCTGCCCAGTTAGTAATGTAGTAATTCTTATCATCAAAACTGCGGTTGTTAGCATCAAATAAATCAAATTTTGGAGGGTTGTTTAGTGGGCCATGCTGTTGAGCATATATCCATTTGGTGCCATTCCATATCCAATTCTTTCCGCCATTTTTGTTGCCTTTCCTGACTGATACTGAATATCCAGGATTAAAAAAGGGAGGAGTGAAGTCTAACTGCAACAACCCTGAAATTGAATTAACGTTTACAATATATGCAACGTGATTTTGCGATGGATCTACCGAACCTCCGAAAACAATCTTATCACCAAATTCTGGAGAGACACCATCAATTAAATCAGTATTAGGATTGAATCCGGCGGCAGTAACTCTGGCAGTGTCAAACAAGTCAACATTACCGTAATAGTAAGTTCCAAAATTATATAGTTCTATATCAGCAGGAAATTCTATAATAGGATATCTTGCTTTCTGAGTGCTGGTATTAACATATCCGTTAACACGCTCACTTAACTGCACTACTTCTTCACTAACCCAACGATTATACCTACTCCAAGGGTTTAAATCTCTACTAGAACGATTGATAGTAATATATTCAGGACGGTTACCAAAAGATGATAATTCAACTGTGCTTAACGAATCTATAGGAACTAACCGAATAGATGTACCAGTGCCTTCAACAAAGAAATCTCTATTGTAATAAGGGTTAGTTTGGTTGCCGAGAATAATCTGAGGCACTCCACTGAAACTAACTAACATTCCGTTCAATAAGGAGAGTGTCGTAGATGTGGATGTGGAAACTTCAAAACTATAAGAAGCCTGTCCGACTATATTGCCTTCTGGACTATCTTCCTCTGGAATATCAATAACTCGTGGACCTTCGGGCATCCAGCAATAGTTTTGATAGTTGACTAACTTATCTAAATCAATTGGTGGAGTAAATGAATAAACTTCAGATGCAAATACTCTATCAAAGTTGCTAGAATCCCCGCCCTTAACTTGAATCTCATTTGCTAGATCATCAATAGATACTACAGTATTAACATTGTCACTTCTATCGTAAGTAACTAACGCAGGTTCTAGTTGGTATGCTTGTCTTAAAGCACTAATTTCTTCTATATAACTATCCCCGACATTGTATGTTGGCGTAGATGTAGTGCCGATATAAGCATTTAATCTTTCTAATTGAGGGCGCTGTATTAGTTGATCAATTGTACTTGATAAAAATTTAGCATTCTTGCTAGTGCGTAGGTATGCTGGTAATAGATTAACTGTTTGAATGGTCGCTGTTGACATTTTAAATTCCAGCACTAATGTTTAGTTGTGACGCAGTAGCCGCAGAGATAATTTGGATAGTACCTGCTGTAGCACCGCTGATAAAAATTTCATTACTTTGACAAGCCACTTCGTATAAGTTGCCAAATCCACTACTGGTAGGCACTATTAAAAAGTTTGTAATATGTGGCGTTAATAAGTTCATTATATATGTTGATAGTTCGCTGAAATGGAAACTTTGACCAAAATCCCAATTGTTTAACGAGAAGAACCCGTCAATCCCGTTAAGTATTCTATTAGTAATATCACTGCTACTTAAAATGGTAGTAGGACTAATTACTGCTTTGAAAGTTGCCTGTAAATTATAATCAGCAGATGGTCCAAATAATATTTTATATTTGGCTGGTTGGTAAATGATTTGATCACTTACTGCCTTAATAGGTTCTAAATCTTCAGAGTAATTACTCTCTAAATCAAAACTAGTCGGCGGTAATGGTTTGGTTCCAGTTCCAGTAATCAACCAATTTCTAAAAGCAATGTCGTAATCTGATGTTAACATATACACATCAATAATATTACTTTTTGCCGGATCAATTCTGTTAGTATTTCCAGGATTATGTTGATATTGAAATTTTAAGCCAGTCCTATTAGGATTGTCTCCGACAATTTTTTCATAAGCATCTGGATTAATTACCTGCGTAAAACTTTGTCTATCAAGACGAGTATACGGACTTACATAAACAGTTGATGGATCAATATATCCATCAGTTTCAACTTCAACTCCGTCAATTTGCCAAACATAATCAATACCTAACCCAGTGCTTGGATTATCAACAAGAGAGTTAATTGATAACACCGTGATTCGATCTTTTACTACTGAATTGTCAACGTAGTCAAAATTGGTAGTAGCACTGGCATCAAAATAGAACCCAGTTTGTTTAATACTTTGGAAAGCATAACGAGTATTTTTTACACTAACATTATACAACTTGTTCAAAGGATCCCATTCGAACAATGCAAGCCAACTAGCGTCCTTGTTCGAGTTACTGGCGTCACCTTCAAAAAGAAAAATATTGTCAACTGTTGAACTAGAATTCAAATCTGAGTTTTGAATAACTGCCCAGGATCTAGATGTTGAATCAAATCGTAAACCAAATCGTTGCTGTGCTTGACATAACGCAACAATGCTTGATTCTAAATTATATGATAATACATTACCAAACGCAGGGATAATTTCTTTAGGAAGTGATCCTGTTGGAATTGGACTAGTAAACACAATAGGTCCGGACCCATCATCTAATGCGCCAAGTCCACTATTAGATCCAGTACCGACTACTCGTTGAACTGTGGTCCAAATATACTCTCTACCAGGTGTGGTAGTAAATGCTCCGGAATTGGTGTAATATTGAGTTTCACCATTAACTGTTTTTGGAGGATAGAATTTAATCATAGCTCCTGCGGTAACATAGTATAAAGATGAATTAGTATACAAGGTTGCAGTAGGACCAACTGAACTTGGACGGCCGGCATTGTCTACAAAATATCCTTGACTTTGATCTGAAATAGTTTTTACAGATACCCACCCAAACGCTAGATTCTCTGTAATCTTTGAATAATTTCTATAAACGTCCAAGTAGTAGGATCGCAGTTCAGGACTATTAATCGCAGGTTCTAATTTAGTTTTAATTGCAGCCCAAATATCATTTTGACTAACAAACTTAAAATTAAACTGAGTTGTTGAATGTCTTTTAGATAATACGCCGTCATCACAAAAAATGTTTGTACTGGAGTATTTGGAACTAACATCACTCAAATCAAAGTACTTGCTGATCCCGCTACTTACTCTATTAGTACTCTTAACCTTAACTACATTACTAGTATAGGTTAACGGAGCAATATTATAATCCTCGGCAGTGATCATTCTGTTTTGTACATAGTATTGCTGAGGTGCTTTTAACTGTATGTTTGTCAAAGTCTCTGGGCCAGCACTGTTACTCACAGTATACTCTAGAGTAAAGATTAAAGTTAATGTTTGATTAGATCCTGCTTTATCAACATAAGGCATTGTCATTACAATGTTAGACATTTGTGCAGGTTTAATGGTATATGCCAACCCGTTACTTTGACGATAAAACACTTGGAACTGACCGTTAGGCAACGAACCAAAACTGCCATCAGAGAAGTTAAGATCAACTTGATCTCGTGTTCTAGTGGTAACACTATATACATTACGTTGACTTAATGATAGACTATTGTAAATTGCATTGTTGCCTGAAACTGATGGGATTCTAGTCCACAGGTCAGAATAATCATATGTATTGGAAATTTTCCATAGCCACACATCAGTGTTGTTAATATTGTTGACGTTTAATGCAACAACTTCGTTAGGCATTGGGTTAGTTACATTAAATCCACTTACACCCAGAGTACCTTGTTTGAATAATGCAAAGAACCCAGTGTTAGAACTACCTGAACCTTTGTTGTCGTTTTGATAGATGAATTTGAACGAGGCTCCAGGAAGTGGAGTATCTTCATAGACGTAGTTCTCACCTTGGAAAGTTGCAGAAGTAACTTCAAAGTCCATACTAGTTCCGTTGATCGTTTTTGTAAAACCAAAAACTGGAACATCTAAATTGGTACTATTAATAGAATACTGTTGAGTTAGGATTCCTCCCACAGATGCAGCACTGCTAGGAGTGCCAAAAACCATGCTGTTAGGCATAGCAGAATTTAAAATACTTAAGAATTGTTGAAACCAATTAGAATTGGCAGGGTCATTCCAAGAAATAGTAGTGTTAGATAAGTTAATACCTGTGGAGTCAAAGACATTCCCAGTGGTAGATATTGCTGACATTTTTAGCAACCCACTAGATGGGATGTTACGCTTAGGTACGTAACTAATTAAATTCGCAAGATTTAATACGCTGTCACGACGTTGAGCCGTTGACATGAACGTTTCACGGGCATTTAAATCAATACGGAAACTTAAATTTTGACCTACATATGCGATCAATTCAACTAGGGCAATATACTCACTGCTCTCAACGAAGTCATTGAAATCTTCAGGATAATTTTCTTTTAGATAGGAAATTAATACCCTACGAATAGTATCAAAGTCGTAACTCTGAAGTTCCGAATAAGGAAATGATTGATAAATTTTGACCCAATCTTGGGACACGAGTAGTTTTGAATTGGTTGCTGGAATGGTCATAATTTTGTTCTATACCGTATTTATTGCGGCTATAAACCGCATATATTATTGTGCCAACAATCCAATAGTTTGATTAAAATTTAGAGATAAGTTGGCAGATTGGTCGGATCCTACAAGTTGTATAGTTATTTCTACTAGGTATCCAGTTGTTAATTCAGAAATTTTAATCTGTGTAGGTACAACTCGGGCATCGCTATTGCATATAGCATCTATATCTTCTTGTATAACTAACTGAAGGTCAGGGGTAAGTGGTTCCATAATAAGGTCCCAAATTACAGACCCAAAAGATGGGTTCATAATCCTTTCACCTTTACGAGTATTAAAATGATTGATTAAATCTTGCTTAATCAAATCTAAGTCGTAAAGTTTAGAATTTGTATTTGCAATGTCGGTACTGCTAAACCCCACATAAAACTGACTAGTCTTAGGTGCCTGTTTATAGACTGCACGAGCGTTAGTGATTTCAATTGATTTGTATGCCATAACGTATTTATTGTCTATTATTATGCTATAAAAGTCCCGCCGCCTTGTTTATATAATGCAAGGGCAGTACCAAAATCTTTTGGATTTTGATTATACGGACTACCTGGCAAACTGGCCCAGATAGTATTTGTTTTAGCAATAGCACTTGTAAAGTTTCCAGTCTCTACATCGTCAAGGGCGCGGCGTCGCTTCAGCAGATACAAACAGGCTTTGTCTTGATTTACTTCACTAAAGTCGGACAAGGTTAATGCCTTTTGACACTCTTTCCATGTAGAATATAAGAACTGATA